AGTTTTACTTCTTTTACAAGAAGACTCATATTTGCTACATCTTGTGCTTTGAACACTGCTTGTAGTTGAGGAATTAAAAACGAATTGATGTTGAAGACTACATGGAATAAAAACTTTCGACGTGGAGAAAGCGCCGAGTTATTACTGCGAAAGGTTTTACTTGCGTGAGTATAATCTCTTAGAAAATCGTTTCCAAAAAATCCTTTGAGTAGATCGTCACCAAAAGCCATAAGTTACTCCTCTAACTTAATTAGCCAGTTACAACGTCACCCAGTGTTCTTCCTACTGTAGATCCAATGCCTGTTCCAAGTGGTGTCTGTACTGCGTTGTCATAACGTAATGAGCATTCGATTGTTACAGGATCGTTTGATGCATAGTCTAAGTCACCATAGTTAGCACTTACTAGAAAGCAACCGTATAGTTCCCATGTTTCAAGAACGTTAGGTGTGCTTGTTCCGTTACCACCATCTAGTACTTCACAACGTGTAACAAACTTATAGTCAATACCTGAACTAGCAGATGCTTGTTCTAGTGTATCCATTTGCTTTTGAATTTGCTCACCAACTAATCTACTAACATTTCCACCAGCATCATCTCTGAATGTTGCTGATACAGCGTCCCATGTTTGACGTCCAGCAAGATAAATTCTACTGTTGTAAATTGGTACTTCAATTTCTTCAAAGTTTATAGTAGGTCTAGTAAAAGTCATCACCTGTTTGGTAAGTTCTGTTCTAGGTGTAGACACGCCCATGTTTTCAAATACCACCCGGTAGCGATATTTTAGTTTTGGCATTAACAGTCCTTGAGTTGGACTGGATTGGTCTGACGCCAATGGTACTGTCATTCTTGTTAGCGATGATACGGCCATTTTATAATTCTCCTTATTACAATTTTATTTATCTATTTTTGACCACAAAAAAATGGAGCCGAAGCTCCATTTTGTATTTTTTCTTGTTCTTACGTTACCGCAGCCGAGCTTGCTACGTTACCAGCTGCAATTTCGCCTGTGTTCTTAATTCTTACAGGTATGAAGATAAATTCAACTGCTTTAACTGGCTCGATAGCAACATCAACATATAATTCGTTGGCGTCTATTCTAGCTGGTGTGTTGTTCGAAGTATCACAAACTACCAAATAGTCATATATACCACGTTTTGCTACTAAATCAATCATCAAGCTCTCAATTGCATTTTTGATTTCATCTCTTGTGGTGGTATCGTTTGGCTCAAAAACAAAGTTCTTACCAATTGTTTCTAATCTACCACGTATAAATGCAACTAATCTGGCAACATTTATTCTATCAAGTGAACTTCCAGTAAATGTTGTTTTGTTACCGTAGTTAAGAATACCTGATCCTGGAATAAACGTGATTGGATTGATACTGTTCTCATATAATGTATCTCTTAAACCTTGTCTAACCGCAGTTTGAACAAATTCACCTGTCTGAGCATTTACATATCCAATTTGACTTGCATTGTCAACAGTACCACGTCGTGTTCCTGCTGGTGCTAACCAAGGAAATGCAACATCGTCTGAACGTATCACAGTTCTCAGTATCATGTGTGTTGCTGGTGCAACAACTGTTTGTCCAGATAAGTCTGTAGTTTGACAACTTGGATAAAACACACCAAAATATGGATCAGCAGTAGTCAGTCCATCACCATTGGCATTTGTTGCCCAATTAGTGATAGCAGTTCCTGTGTCTTCTAAACGCATAGGTGTATCACTTAGAACAAATCCAGTATTGTTACGCTCATTGTTTAGTGCTACAAGGTTGTTTGCTAATTCTTCATAGTTTGGAGCACATAATAGATTAAAGATCTTTTGCTCTTCACGTAGTTCTTGTGCACCATCAACTGATGCTTTCAGAGCCTGTACTACAATATTTCTAACTGCTTTTCTACCTGCAAACATAGCACCATTTGATTGTAAGCCACTTGCTGTTACCCAAGCGTCTTTCACAGTTGGTAATGCACCATATGTAGCAAATGGAAAGTCTGAAGAATTAAAATAATCTACTTGAAAGCTCTTAACATTAAATCCACTACGTCTTGTGTTGTATAACAACATGCCAGTTGGATAAAGTGTAGGATCTGGTTTATCAAGATCTACATAGTTACTGGTTAGTAGAGATTCAATTGTTGGAAGATCATCTGTTATAGGATCTGTAGTGCCATTTCCAGCCCAACGTGCATCTGCAAAAAGTACACCATTTTGTCCAGTTTGATCTGAGTTATCAATTAATACCCATTGATCAACTGAATCAACACTTTGCCATCTATAAATTAAAGGCCAGTTATCGAGATCAGCTGTTGAAATCCATAAATCACCATATACCAATGCACTATCGTCACTTTGCTTTGTTGGAGCAGTTGAACTTATAATTGGACCAGCTGGTGAAGTTGTACTTAGGTCAAAACCTCTAGCATCGCTAGTAACGTTTTGATAGCCTTTCCATGTTCCGCCATCCTGTATCATTATATCTACTGGGTTAGTATCACTGTAATACCAATATGTTCCATCTGCTGGATCAATGCTCGGTGCAGTTGAACTTGCGGTATACACTGGAGTTGAACCAAATCCTAATGGAATCCAGTTACTCAAAATTACATTACTATCGTTACCTGCTCTAACTTGACCTGTGGTAACTGATGTGCTTATTCCTGCATCTGCAACTGGTGTACCACTTGTGTCTTTAAGTACAATTACACCGCCTTCAGTGTGTTCAATTTGAACTGCACCTGTAGATAAAACTCTTGCAGTTGTGTTTGCAACATTTGCAGCAGTAAATGCAGTGACAAAATCTGTTGCAGTTGTTCCACCTAATGTTGCAGTGACCGCAGTAGTAAGAGTATCACTATTTTTAGCACTTGCTTGAATTGTAAATGTTTCAAGGCTTACAAAGGTTGGACTAGTTGTTGTACCAGTTACAAGAGTTGCTCCTGTAGTGTAACGACTGAAAAACTTTGTTGTGTATGAAGTGTTTTCTGATACGTCATACTGTGAATATAAAGCACCTGTTACAATATTTGTTCCGCCGCCTGCTGGATCTAATGCTTTTAATGCACTCTGATCATTTGCATAAAGAGGGTTGTTAATTGTTGTGAATGTGTCTGTTGCTACTGCATACTCTTTAATAACATAGTTTGCACCAAGGTTAACATTGTTTGTTTTAAACCAAACTGAACCTGTTGGATGAGGCTCTGTATCAAAACTCTGCCATTGTGGATTGCTATAGTTTGGTCCAAAATGCACAACTGGTGCATAATAGGGCTTACCACCTCTTGAAGTACTTGTTGCAATTCCAACTTCAGTTAACAATGTTGAGTTGTTTCCATCATCAATCATTGCAATACCATTGCCATCGTCAGTAGAACCATCGTTGGCTGCAGTACTGTCTGCATAAATTTCTAATTTGTTATCAGAGCTAACTAGAGCACTAATACCTGTAATTGCAGCAGCATTAATGTCATTTGCAACAGATGTTAGTGTTACTCCTGTAGAAGTTACAGTTACATCATTGATAACCATACTATTACCAGCAGTTATTGTTGGATTAGTTGCAGTACCAATCACTGTTGGCCATGAATTTTTCCAACTGTCACTTCCAACAAGTACCCATGAATTTGCAGTAACACTGGCTTCGCTATTGCCTGGAGACTTGTAGTACATTGGATTGTTTGTATTTGTTGTGTTTATTGCATAATCACCAATACTACCAATTGAATCTAACGGCACACCACTAGATACACCGCCGACTAAATCAGCTACGTTTGTTATTACAGTTGGCACTTTGTTTGTAAAAACATTTGTAGTTGACGACCATTCAAAAGCACCATATGCACTCACACCTGTATCAAACCAATATGCACCATCTGCTGGATCACCAGTAGGTCTTGTTGTAGTAGCAGTAAGTTGACTTAGATCAACGTCTGCTCTTTGTACATAAGCTCTGTTGCTGATACCAAGTGCTGAATAAGCAGCCAATAAACCGTATTCGTTTAGTTCGTAGCCATTTATACTTGTTCCTGCGGCAGTGCTATAAAAGAATGGAGTACCAAACGTTGCTGATAAATCTCTTTGTGATGTAATCAAGTATGGTTTATTTGCATTTGCTGCGGTTGTTCCTGCAGCTACTCCTACGCCTGCTCCACTTACTTTATTTTGAGCAGTTGCTATCAAAATAAAAGGGACTGAATTCGTTGCGGCTGGTAGATAGTTACTTTCATCTATTATAGTGACTTCTACGCCTGGTGATGTTAGTGCCATGTTTTCACTTCCTCTGTGTTAAAATCTTCTTACTGATATTTATAAGAATATCAATTTTCTTGCCCAATATACTGCCCTTTGCAAAGGTTTACATTGCTAAATACCCGTATGAATAGACCTATTTGTAGTGCTTGTAACCGCAGGTTAGTAGCAGTAAACTATATCAAAGAAAACAAAACGCACTATCGCACAAAATGTGACAGTTGTATTCGACAAAAAAGAAAGATACCTCCAAAAACCGCTCGTTGGATGAAAAGTGGTTTTAAGAAAAAGCTAAACTGCGATAGATGTGGCTTTTATGCAAAAAGCGGAGCACAGATTTTGGTATTTCATATGGATGGTGATTTGAATAACTGTGCATTAACAAATCTCAGAAATGTTTGTTTAAATTGCAGTGTTGAAATAACTAAACTAGAACTACCTTGGCGTGTTGGCGATTTGATCGAGGACTAGGCTTTTTAAATCATCTACGGTACTATCATTGTGTAAGATACTATCAAATCTAGTATTCACATCTATCCATTTGTATTCACTCTCGTGTATATCAACGCCGTTCATTAGATTGCTTGTTTCTGGATTGTTATTGTCAAATATAGCTCTTATGAACCATTCTGGATCTTTACCTCTTTTTACTTGCCAAACTTTACCACCTAGTTTACGTATCATATCTTGTTCATTGCGAAAACGTACATCAGGAACAACATAGTTGCCAGGATTGTCGATCATATGTTTCTTTAGAAGACTTACCCATACACCATTATCAAAACCGTCTCGCATACATTCTGTGCCAAATTCTTGTAGTACTATTCTTGGTGTTATAGTCCTACCAGTTTCTTTGGTCCAAAACTCGTCTGCTTGTTCACGCCACTCTCTACTTTCGTCGGTATCACCTTCGAGCAATGCTCTGTCCCAGCCAAAGATAGTAGCAACACCATCCTTTAATTTATCAGCAAAACTAACTTTTTTGTATCCTTGCTCTACTAGTATATCAGCAACGGTTCCTTTGCCAGAACCAATTAATCCGCATATTCCTATTATCATTTAAGTCCAGATACTTTCAAATGTTTAATTGTTTGTTGTAGTAAGTCGATCTGTCTTCTACAATCCTCAAGTGCATGATGACTTGCACGTGGCTTTGGCAAGTCTGGATACAAACTATACACCGTACGTGCATCTCTGACATTCCAAAATTGCCACGGTATAGGCAAACCTAATTGTTTCATTGCATTTTCTAATATGACCATATCAAAGGTTGTACCATTGGCCCAAGTTAGTTTACAGTGAAAGCACAACTTGCTAAGTTCTTCAAGTGCTTGCTTTAGAGGTATTCTACCTTCTTCACCAAATGCCTCATCCTGTGCTTCTTTAGGTTGTGTTGCCCACCATTCTACTGTGGCATCATCAACTTCTCTGTCAGGTTGACTGTCTACATCAACTCTTGCATAGTAATCTTGTTTATGGTAACCTATACTAAAAGGATCAAAGGTTTGTGCGGCTATTGTAAGAATACAAGCATCTGGACCTGTACCTACGGTTTCTATATCAATCATAATATCCATAGTATCATTATAACAGTGAATGAAACTATGTCAACCTATTTTCTTGGTTTTACTGTTTTCTTTGTACCAACTGTGCCTTTTAGGCTTGTCTTTGGTGGCTTGTATGCTCTTTGTACTTTTCCGCCTGATGATACTGTTTGCTTACGTATTTTGTTGAGCATGCCTAACAGTTTACTTGCTGGATTTACACGTTTCGTTTTTTTGGCTTTACGTGCTGCCTGTTTGCTTTTGGTTTTACGAGTCACTTTCATTTGTGCTCGACGCTTTTGATCAATAGGACTATCACAATCTTTTGCATTGCTGACAACACGGCCGCGACGTGCTCCACTTGTACAACGCCATTTTGTTTTTAATTTGTTACCTGTTCTACTAAACACCATTTCGTGTTCAGTAATAAATTCTTCTGCTCGCATTAGCCAATTACCCAAGTAAGTGGTTGCGATCCGTCAACATAATTCTTGAGTTCTTCAATTTTTGCATCCATAATAGCAGAACCTTCTGCTTTCATCTGTGCACCGTTCAAAGCAGTACCACCTTGCGGGCCTGCAATAGTAGCAAACTTTTCTCTAGCTTCTCCAATAATCAGTTTACAGTTTCCAATCATGTAGTCTTTTATCCACTGTGATGTAGAAAAGTCTGTTAACAGTTGTACCTCAGGACGTAGATTATAGCACCAAAGCAGAACTGTTTCTCCTGAACCTTTTATGTCACGCATTAGTGTAATTTGTTTTGTTGCACTATTGAAATTGTAATTTAAAAAACCACCAAACATTTTTGCAGTTAGTTCTACATACTGACTATAAAAATCATAGGTAGCAAGACCACCCATCTGATTGCCATTAAGTAAATAGGTGTTTAGTGCAGCCGAACTAAAAGGTTCAAATGCTGATCCTTCTCCGCCATTGCTAAATCCAATTGTACGTCGAAACACCTGCCTAACGGTCATGATTTCGCTTGGCAATGTGTATATGTTTGTGTCTTCTCTAAGAGTGAGAAAATTATAACTTTCTTCAAATGCATTTTCTGCCCTTTGTCGATAGACACCAATTGCACGTTGATAGGCACTTTCATAGTGACTCGCATCTAGTTCCGTATCAATTATGCCTTCGCCTAATTGTAACTTGATGTAATCGAATACTTCTTGCTTTTTTGTTTCTAATGTTTGATCGAGTGTTTCAGTTGCCATAATACCATCCTATGACAGTATTTATGCAATTTACCAGGCCTTTAGTATTACAACGTGTTCGTTTCCTCTACCATTGTACTTGATTTCTGTGGCTTTGATACTGGCAAATTGTTTTCTATTATTGGGTTTGCCACCCTTTATTAGTTCTTTCAATTGTTCAGCTGGTTTACGCAGTGTTTTTTGTACACTTTTGTTTGGATCAAAACCAATCACACTATTGCTTTTAATACTGTAGGTTTTGATTGTTTCGTCGGCAACCACATATATCAGCTTTCGTGTTTTAGTATTGTAAAGCCATGCTTCAGAACCGTGAACTAATTTTTCTGGTGAAACACTAGTTAGTTCAAGCTCATCAAAACGTCTAAGGTACTTGAACTTACGTACTAATTGTGCAGATGTTTTTTGCTTGGCAACTCTTGGTGCTCTATCTGCTTTTTTAACCTGTACATAACTGGCACAATCAGCAACTGCTCTTTCTAAAAACTTTTGTAAACTACGTATCTGTAACTTTCCTAAATGACTGTAGCCTTCTTCTAGTTGTGCTATCATATCAAGTTCTTGTTCTGACATTTTAGCCTGTTCTTTTTTACTAGGAGGATTCATTAGCTCATTGATTTCACTAAGTTGTGCTCGTAGTGGCACTGCAATAATATCAATAGTTTGTGGAGGACATCCTTCTTCTCTAAGAAGTTTCATTATACTGTATTTGTCTGGATCTTTGTAATCATTATTTACATACTCATCAACAAGTTCGTGTACTGCACCTTCGATATCCATTGTTTTATCACGCATGTTTTCTTGTATGGTTTTACGTTCGACTTTTGGTCTTGTATTATCGACAACAAGTTTTGGTGCAGGTGGTGTGCGTTCTAGGGCTTGTGCAATACTTTTTTTAACATAATCACTTGTAGGATGTACATCACCAATCGTACCTGGCAATGTTTGCCAATAAGCATTGTGCTCGGGGTGTATATCTGGCATGCCTTGTCTTAGACATCTTGCATATATGCTGGCATATACCATACCATTATGCCCATGCCGTTTCATTGTGGCAATCTCATCTTTACTATAGTCGTTATCTTTCATCCAAGCAAGTAAGTCAGGAAACAGTTCAACTGGCTTACGTTCATGATAGTACCAATCTACAGAAGCACGTTTATGCCTGTGATAGGCTTCGCCGCTCATGTCCAATGCAGTAGTCCAACTTGGATCTTGTGCTTTGCTTCGTTGTTTTCTTATAACCGGCTTCTTCTTACGAGTGCCCGGCTTCATTAAACTTTTGCCTTTTGCCATTGAATTCTCC